TCATGGGGCAATTTTGCGCTGAGTAGGGCGCAGTCCTTCCAGACGGTCTGCCGCTTCTCTACTGATCGGTTCAGACTCGTGTGTGTATATATCTGCCGTAGTTCCGATCTTGGTATGCCGTAATCGCTCCTGTATCGTTTTGAGGTCTGCACCGTTCTCACGCAGGAGCATTCCAGCCGTGTGCCGCAGACCATGTAATTTGACATGCGGAAGCTTGTGCTTCTGCAGAAACTTACGCCAAGTCAATGTAGGTGTTGAAGGGTAGTACATCACACCACGTCCATTATGGAATAGATATTGCTTATCGCCGCCTAACCATTTTTTACATGACAACTTTTCCTTCCTCCACATTCGTTCATAGCTCCTTAGTTCATTCATGTACCAATTTGGCATGGCTACCCAGCCTTCGGACTCATCCGTCTTGACCTCACTTACAATTTTCTTCCCATCTTCATCAAATGTAATTTGATTCTCTATCCAGATGGCATTCCGCTCATAGTCCACATTAGGCCACTCTACGGCTAAGTACTCGCCCCTCCTGAACCCTCCAAGCATAACTCCGGTGTAGTAGAGCCTCCAATGACTTGGAAGGCTGTAGAGGGCTTCTAGGAGCGTCTGAGCCTCATCCCATGTATAATGCTTCTTGACAGAGCGTATTTTTTTTCGCTCTTTCTTACCTACGCTTGGACGCTGTACCCCAATGATCGGGTTGATTTTAATAAGTTTCCAATCATACGCCGCATCGAATATACTTTTCGCTGCCTTGTATATATTTAATTTGGTATTGGTGGCCATAGCCGTACCATCTTTCTTAGTTAGTTCAGCGAAAAAAGTGACAAGATGAATCGGTTGGATATGGTCAAGCCTAGTTTCTCCAAACTCTGGAATTAGATAAATGTTGATATAGGCCATAACGCTTTTGCGAGTATAAGCCTCCATGTGCTGATCAGCATAACCCTTCTTCCATTTAGGAACGAAGTCTTGAAAGCTCATTTTCTCCGGCCTGACGATCTGGCCGGATTCAACTTCTTCAGCAAAGCGTGCCAGTTCCAGTGTTAACCAATGTTCTGTTTTACGGGGCGACTTGGCGATGTCGGCCGGAACCTCGACTGATCGAGATATTCTCTTCCTACCGATCTTGGTCGGATCTTTGACACATAACCGATACTTGTTACCGCCCAAATGTTCCTTGTATGCCATTTTTACCTACTCCTTTATGTTTGTCTATAAATAACTCAATCTACAATTACATGAAAACCACCTCCTGAAAGGGAATATATGTTCTGTTTTTTGGGCGTGAAAACTTGACCAACAAGGGGATTTGGTTGGATTAGTTTTTTTTACGCAAATTAGTAGAAGGAATGGAAATTCTCTGGAACACCGCATCTATTAAGAAATTGACTCTTTGTTTCGTTGTCTTCTGGCAGTCGGTCACCTACCATAAATAGGACGGCAAACCTATTAGCTTCTCGTTCGAATTTGTTAGCTGGGAAGTGAGAATTTTTATTTAGAAATGGCAGGTTTAACTTTGGGTGTAGCAAACTATGACCTAATTCATGTAAGCAAGTAAACTTGGCCATGTCTTCTTCAAGGCTGCTATTTATATGTATTGTCGTGATGTTTTTATATTTGTAAAAATACCCAAATATGCTGCCAAGATCCTCTTTTTTTATGGTTATGCCAAGCCTCCCCGCAATTTCATATGGATCATCTAATCTCTGGAACCTTTCTCTAAGTCTATTTACGTGTATTTTAGGCAAATCCATAGAACATTCCCCCATTATCTGTACTTCTTCGGAGTATATTTTTTTTTGGCCATCTCTTTAGCCATTCTCATGGTATTCTCCAGTGATATACGCAACAGTTCGCGGTCACGTTCATCAATGGGGGCTCCCATAAATGCTAATGAGCTGTTTGTATCCAAATCGTTCAATACTCTTTCCAGATCCTTGGCGATATCTTTTTCATCATTTGGATTGAGTTCATAATATGCTTTCTCTTCCGCTACTTTAGAGAAATCTTCGCTTTCGGCTCCAACCAAATACTCAACAGTCACGCCAAAATAGTCCGCAATTTTCTGGAGTTTGTCCCGCTTTGGTGTGTATCTTCCTTTTTTCCAGCCCGTCAGTGTCGCTGTTGATATGCCCGTTTCTTGAGCCAACCTATAGGCAGTTATCCCTCGTTCTTTTAGTAATTTCTCTAACACTTCATACATTAAAATCCCATCCTCGAAAATTAGTTAAAATAATTAAGCTAATTCTCGTTGACAAGCTAAAATAGCTATGCTAGTATACAGACATAGCTAAAGAAACTTAGCTAATAAAACGAGAAATAGCTAAAGAAACTTTTATAACTTAGGTGACACTGTGATTATATAAGATTTCTTAGCTAGTAGTCAACTGTTATTTGGAAGGAGGGGTTTTTGTGTACGAGAAATTCCATGAGCTACTGGAGCGGTCTGGGAAAACAGCATACCAAGTAGCGAAAGAAACGGGGGTTTCTACGTCAACGCTAACCAACTGGAAACAGGGGAAGTATCAGCCTAAAACAACGAAACTAAAAATTCTAGCTGATCATTTCGGCGTGACTGTTGATTACTTCGTATCTTGATGATCTTGCAAAGGAGCCGGAATAACATGCACACTACTGACTTCATTCAAGCAATCCGTGCTGATATCGAAAATGGATTAGAAGAAAAAGTAATGAAAAAACTGGAACCCGTCATTACTCAGATGTTGTACGCCAATATATTTACCGTCAAGGAGACTGCGAAGTATCTGAAGCTATCCCAAGACACTATACGCAAGATGATGAAAGAAAACGAGATTGATTACTTTGTGCAGCGTGGGCAGTTCTACTGTCGGCAAACTGATCTTGATAGGTATATATCTTTAAAAATAGTAAAGCGAAAATAACAATGTACTGGAACAAGAAACAACGTACTCGAAGAAGTAACACTGTACTGGAACAAGGGGACAAAGGGAGATAGTATCCCTGGAGTCGTATCAAGGCAGAACCCTCCGAGCATGTTTTATCAGGTTCTACCTAAGAGATAGTCACCCGAAACATTAAGAGCATCGGCAAGTCGTGCCAAGTTCTTGTGTCTCGGTTCAAACTTTCCATCTAACCAACGTCTCACTGTGGTGGGTGAAACGTTGGCGATCATAGCTAGGGCAACATGGTCTAAATTGCGATCTTCCATAGCGGATGTCAGCCGCTTGGAAAAATCAGAGTCAAAAAAGAAGAAAAAGAAGAAAACACATCACTCCTTATTGCGCTCGGAGGGTTCTGCCTTGATACGGCGATGAATGGAAAAGCTAGGTAACTACCATTTTAGCATGTTTAGCAACAATGTACTGGACCTATGAAATGAGGAACACACATGGATGGAGGAACCATTCCTATGAAAAATTCTTATGTGGAACGCTGGCGTGCTTGGAGGCATCTGCAGGAGCTTATCCGCTTCCGCACTTCAGGAGTTACCTTGGACGCTGCAAATGACTGGCTTGATAAGGAGATTCAGGAATTAACACATCTGTTTGAGGCAGGTGAAACGAGTGAGCAAGCAGGTTGAATGCAGAGAACTGAGGCGTAAGCTGTTCGGCCTTTATAAAGAGAAGTTGAATCGCCTGGAGCGTGGGGAAAAGGTACAACCTGTCCACATCCAGATTAACCAAGCCTTGGCACAGCTCTTCAAACTTGAACGAGAGACCAATAAGAACAGTGCCTATACGATCATAGATGGTGAGCTTCCAGAGGTAAGACCTTCATTCGTCAGCCAATTCATAGGCTATTGTGAGGGATGCGGCGCGGAAGTGTTCACTGGAAGGAATGTCCCGGCAAGAAAAGAGGGCCTGTTCCATAGCTATAGCTGCCGGGATAAACACCGACGCAAGCTGAAACAGGCCACAGGTTAATCGTGTTGCAGCACGATTGCTTTGAAAAAATCACAACGTCATCATATCAGAAATCAATTGAATGAACAAGTGAGGGGATGCGGTGGATATGGATGAGTATATCCGCCAGATCAAAATTTTGCGTAAGAAGGCGGACCAGTATGATGAGGATTCGCCGGGCGCAATGGTGGAGAAGATTCGGCTACTCACTGATGCGCATATGCTCATGGGGCGTGTAAGTGCTCAGCGGGATGGAGACTATGCCAAGGTTCATGCGCTTCGCCAGAATACCCATGCTCAGGCGAAGGCCGAAGCGAAGCGCGGTGAGAAGGAGCTGGCTGCTGATCTTGCTATAACAGAGCTCCGCCAGATCGAGGCTGAAGCCTATGAACAGAAAATGTACTGGCGTAATGAGTTGGACTCGGTCAAGGAAAAGATTTATGAGCTGCGCTTACGGGTGCGGATTGAAATGCATATCACGGGAGGTGGAGTCCATGGTTAAGTTTGAACTTAATGACGTACCGAAACCAAGACATAAGCGCCGTAAGCCTACACAGGGGCAGCACACGGCCATAAGCACAAAGGTTGACAAGGAAGTGTATAGACGGTCCAGCGAAGCGGGATATACGGAATGTGAGCACTGTGGATGCAGTGTACCACGTTACCACTTCGAGCGTTGCCACATGGTTAATGCCAGTCAATATGGGACAGGAAAGGCCCCTTGGAACATCGTCGTGCTGTGCGGCCCTAAGACAGCTAAAGGCACATGCCATCAATGGGCAGATGAAACAGCTGAGGGCAGAGCTTGGAAGGTAGATAAGCAGGCGGAGCTTTACATTTACTACACCGTTGGAGACGGTCAGCAATATTGGAAATAGGACGCTCTGCGTCCCTTGAATGTCCCGAGGATGTCCCCGGGGACACATGGGGGACAAATAGAGGACAGAACGGGGACGGACAGGGGATGTCCTGAATCTGTCCGGTGGATGTCCAATACAGGAGGCGGTGAACAGCATAGATGCTATGGATAAAAAGTTACCAAGCGACAGATCGGGACCCCCAAACACGCAAGTTTTGCCGTTTGACTGGTCTGGATATTCCGAGGGCAGTTGGTTCCCTCCACATGATTTGGTGGTGGGCACTAGATTGGGCACCAGATGGGAACATAAGCAAATTTGAGCCAGTTGACTTAGCGGATGCTGCTCATTTTGATGGAGACCCGGCAGCGTTTTTTGATGCATTGGTCCAGTCTGGATATGTGTCCAAAACCCTTGAAGGGCATGAGATTGTAGATTGGCATAACATTGGTGGACAGGTCATTGAGGGTCGCAAAAAGGCAGCTCAGAAGAAGGCGAAGCAACGAGAGAAAGCTGCTGCTAAAAAGGCCGCTGTCCCTGGGGATGTCCCCGGGGACACATCAGGGACAAAGCAAGGACGTCCCCTACCTGTCCCGGGACATAAAGAATTAGATATAGATAAAGAAAAAGAATCATTAAAAGAAGAAGAGATACCCCCAGACCAAGAATCAAAACCAAAAACAGATCAAAACCAAGATCAAGACCCGAAACCCCAGCCGCCTGCGCAAAAAGCAGCCGCGCCGGACGAGCCACCGGAAAAGCCGGAAAAAGGAAAAAAGGGTTCGCGGAAAATGCCAGATTATCCCGCTGACAGTCCTTACCTAAAAATGGCAAATTACTTAAAGGAAAAAATTGATGGATTCGCGGAAGCCGAAGGATTGGCGCATTTGACGAAACGTTCGAACATGCAGACTTGGGCGAATGACTTCCGGTTGCTTGTCGAAACGGACGGCCAAAGCGACAAGGCGCTAATTCGGGATGTAATGGATTGGCTGGTTACGAATGTCTTCTGGAGAAAGAACGTTCTGAGTGGCAGCAAGTTTCGGGAGCAGTTCCCGAAATTGGTGTTGGAAATGAAGTCGAACAAGGCTCATGCGAATAAGGGTTCCGGCGCGGGGCGGACGGGAAATCAGAAGCCGATCATTCCGATCGTTAACCAGAGCGAACCAGATGAAGAATATAGCGAGGAACAGATGGCTGAGCTCCTTCGACTGGCGGAATCTCTTCAAGCTGGCAATGGGGTGAAACGATGATACACCGATGGTTAAACCGTCAAGAGGTAGCTAGCTGTGGCGTTCCGGTGTTCGTTCCGAGGGAGCAGGAGGTTAACGGCGTGTGGGTTATAGGAGGCCGATGGAATATGCCGCGACCTGCAGGTGATATTCTACTTGCATCTCGTAGGTGTGAGCAGTTGGGCGCTCCAGCAGATCCGACAGAGCAGCCGGCAGGATATATCTACTGTGCCAAAGTAAAGGACCAGTTCAGGTATATTCCGCTCTTCTCGCGGTCCATGGAACAACTGGAGCTGGACAAGCTTACACCAGTGGAGCGCCGGGCCATCGAAGTAAGGCAGACTTATGCAGGATATGGATTGCGCCGTGTGCTGGAGCCAGGAGCCATTCTGATTTGCTTGAGCTGCGGGGAAGACATGACACGGGCTACGGAAGACCATACATGCCCTTACTGCGGTCAGGGTACCGAACAATTCATCATATCGCGGGTATTCCCGCCAAGCGATTATATTCCGAAGGGAGATGTCGACATGGAAGCTATTACGAAGCTGAAGGCCGAAATGGATGGGAAGGGAACTAACACCTATGTCAAGTTGATAGGGGATTTTCTGATCCGACATATTCAAGCGAACCCGGAGTCTGCCAATCATGTGCTTGATGCTGACAAGACAATAGCCAAAAGCCTAGATGCCATGAAACGAGAAGCGCATAAGAAGGCTAAGGATGGTATGGCTATGCTAACGGACCAAGAAGGGTATGCTGTTGTGCTCAAATACTTCGGGATGGAAGGCGCGTCAGTGGTTCAGTCTACTGATCCGGCTCCACAAATCAAACAAGAGAGTCAGGGGCGTAAATTTTCAGTGTCCTTAGATGACCTAATTTAAGGAGGCACCCATGAAGGATAACAGTAGTATTTACAATCACTTTCCCGCTGATGTTGGTCCAGAGTTGAAAGAATACATTACGAATCAGGTCATGGACTGGAGCGTGTACTTGTTCACTTATCGCTCCGGACGGAAGCAGTTCGCTTTTTGTACTCACTGCAAGCAGGAGCATCAATCCGAAGGGTTAAAACATGGGCAAAAGGCCTGCTGTCCGCACTGTAATTCTTCTGCTCATGTGAAGGCCAGTGGTCGAGGTCGATCCAATTTACGCGATCAGTCTTATCTACTATGGTATGAAAAATCGGTACTCGATCCTAACATTCTCATTGCAAGAGGGATCTACTCTACTAGAGATTACCGTGGTGACTATCGGATTACAGAAACAGAATCACGGGTTATTGCTATGTATGTGTTCGAATGGGGTAAACCCGGACGTATGATGCGCAGATTCTGGTGGAGCGATCGGAGCCGTTGGGAAGGTACGAAAAAAACCTATTCCGAGACTAAACAGAGCATGAGCAATATTCCTAGCTACCATAGCGTGTCCAATATGGCCGAGGCGGTAAAGGGCACACCATTCCAGTATTGTACCTGGGAGCAGTATGACATCCGAGACAGGGTAGAGGTCTTTGATTTCGCGTCTCGTTATAAGTGCATGGAGTTTTTAACCAAATCGGGTCTAGGACATCTTGTTCAAGGGAAAATCGAAGGGTTAGCCACCTATGGTGCAATCAATTGGACTGGTGACACTCCAATGAAGGTACTGCGAATGTCCAAATCTGAAATTAAGGATTTAATACAAGGTAAACATTCCGTTGGATTTCGCACGATAAGAAGCTACCAGTTGCACAGAAAAGAGGGCTTTGCTGTAAATTGGCAGGAAGCTTTGATGTTGGGTGTATTTATTGAAAAAGATAGAACCACAATCCTGAATCAACTTTCCAGATCTGCACCACTCAATGGAGAATACTCCGAAATCTTTATCAAAAAGTATTTACTGAAACAGATTAGGAATAATGAACGCCATTACGGTTCACATGGTCATGTATTGATTGAATATCAGGATTATCTTAAAGAATGCGTAGAAATTGGATTAGACACCAGCAAAACGAGTGTGTTGTTCCCTAATAATCTGCAGCGTGCTCACCAGAAGACGATGAAACAAGTCAAGGTAATAAGAAATGAAAAGCACGAACAGCAGATAATACGGCGCGCTCAACATCTAGCGAGATTTTCCTTTAAGTATAAGGATTTGATGCTGTTCCCAGCCGGATCAATCAATGATTTGGTGAATGAAGGGAAGCTTCTGCAGCATTGTGTTGGAGGATATGTGGAAAAGTATGCCTCGGGCAAGAGTGATATTTTCTTTGTACGAAAAAAGGACAAGCCAGGGGAGCCATTTTACACTATGGAGATTGCTAATGGAAGGGTCGTCCAATGCAGAGGGCATAAGAATAAGGCGATGAGCACAGAGGTATCGGAGTTTGTAACAAAGTTTGAAGCTATGTTCCTCAAAAAGTCGAAGATCAAACAAAATCAGGGGGTAGCCGTATGAGCCAATTAGCCATTCGCACAGTAGAGACCATTGCCATTGAGATTAACAGTATCAAGGATCAAACGAAGAAAATCATGCTTTACAATTCCATCGAGATTGGCCGGAAGCTGACTGAAGCCAAGGAAATGATGCAACACGGAGATTGGGGGAATTGGCTTGCAGATTCAGTTGATTATTCCCAATCAACTGCCAATAATCTCATGAAAATATTCAAGGAATACGGTTCACAGCAGTTGTCTTTGTTCGGTGATAACGCAGAATCCCAAACGCTTGGGAATTTAAGCTATACACAGGCAGTAGCACTGCTGGGCATTCCGGCTGAAGAGCGGGAAGCATTTGCTCAGGAGAACAACGTAGAGGACATGTCTTCCCGTGAGCTGCAGGAAGCGGTGAAGGCTCGTAAGGAGGCAGAAAAGGCACTCAAGGCAGCAGAGAAAGAGGCTGCGCAGGCTCAAAAAGCGGTAGAGAAGGAGCGCAAGCTGCGGGAGAAGTTGGAGCAGCAGCAGGCAGACCATGCACAAATAGTTGAACGATTGAAGGTACAGGCAGAAGAAGCGGCTGCTGCCGCAAAAGAAGGGGGAGACAGTGAACGAGCTGCTGTACTTCAGGATTCCCTTCAGAAATCTGAGCAACAACTGGCGGAATCCTTGTCCAAGATCAAGGATTTGGAAAAAGAGTTGAAGGCCAAGCCTATTGAGGTCCCGGCTACTGTTGAGATTGAGAAAATACCGGATGATGTAGCTGCCGAACTGGAGGAACTGCGTAAGAGGGTAGCACAAGGGACGGGAGAAGAGGCAGCTATTTTCAAGGCTCATTTCAAAAATCTCAGTGACGCCTTCGATAACCTTCTAAATTCTCTGGAAGTGGTTGAAAAGTCTGACACTGAACTGCATGGCAAGTATAAGACAGCAGTCAATGGCCTAATTAGCCGGATGGCGGAACATTTGGCCTGAAAGGAAGTATCACCTGCGGCGCTCCAGCTTATTGAGAGAGCACTTATCCCGCTGATTATTGATAAAGGTCGTGAGCTGGCACGGATCAAACTGGTGGTTTCCAAACAGGCGGACATAGCTTGCCACCATATGATCCGTACCTCTTGCGGGATGCTGAGGGTGGAGCCGGATGGGATGGTACCTAAGGGATTGGCCTACTTGATAGAGGACACATGTAAAGGCATGGTGTTTGCCTGGGTTATGCGGCCCAGTAAAGAGAGGGGCAGGGAATGAAGATCTCAACAATTAAAATCGGGAAGACCTATGTGCTTGGCCGGGGGAGGCTTCGGAGAGTAGAAGACATTAAAGATGGGAAGGTATTCTGGACATCAGCCAAAGGGCTTAGTGGGGAATGCAAGATACTAACATTCGCGAACACAGCATTGGCAGAAGCAGTTCAGGGATGAAAGGTAGGGGGCTACAGTGCAAATTGAACTATTTCCAAAAGCAGACAAAACGGATCAGGAGGAAGCGCGTAGCCTCCTAAGACGTTACTCACGTATGCGGAAGGTTGCGGAAGCACTCCGGTGTCGAGAAAATCTTACAGACAAGGAAATGAACGTATTGAACGACTGTCGGCAGAAAGCGGACGCTGTAGAAATGGCAGTTAAGCTGATTATGGATGATGATGTCCGAAGAGTGATGGAGTTTAGGTTCATTCGTGGGAATACCCGCTGGGGGACTGTCAAGCGATTCGAGAGCATCACTGATAGATCAGTAGATAGGCGGATTGTTAGAGGGGTAGAGTCAGTAGCTGAAACACTAAAGTTGATTGGGGAGCTATAAGGATTTCTATATTAGATTTATTATGAGGCAGGGAAGGAACAAATTTCCGACGAATATAAAAGAGGCGGATGTAGACCCGAAGTTATAAGCTTCTATTCAACAAGGGGATGAACAAAGATGGAGAAAGAGCCTTTGATAAGAAAAATTGAAGATTTTATTTCAAAAACGGGATACCCATTTGAACAAAGAGTCGCCCACATGTTAAGAGAAAATGGTTGGACGGTTTTCAGTCCGGTGGAGTATAGGATTCCTCCAGATCAGTTACGTGAATTAGATATATTGTGCTACAAAATTATAAATAGACGAAGGGTCGAACTGCGAATATCTTGCAAACAGTCTATTGATAAACATTGGATATTTTTTACTGAAAAAAATAATTATTTGAGGTTTGGGTCAGAATTGAAATTTACACCTGTTCAACAGGATATTGATTTATACAGGTCAATTCCTTACCAATTAAAGGACTTGTTATTATTTCGCTACGATAGACGAGTTACTAATTTCACTGCGTTCTCAGCCAAGAAACAGGATGAAGCAAGGATGCTAATTAAAGATGGTATTTATTCAGCATTAAATAGCGTTTACCTTACACTATATCCTTTAGATCTTACAGTTGATCAGAGAGGAACTATATACTTTTTTGTGACATTATTTAATGGATTGATGTTTGAATCTTACTACGAACCAGAGTGTAACCAAAATAAATTAAATGAGATTGAGTATACGCAGTGGAGAACTGAATATCAGTTAGATGGGAAATTTAAAGAAATTCTAAATTTTGACGGATCGTATGTTCCGTTTAATGAAATTAAATATAATTTTTCTGAACACTTTGTTGTAGAAATTGTTCAATGGAACTATTTTGAGCAATACCTGCATCACATTGAAGCTTTATTTAGTAGTCTCGATGATACTATCATCAATCTTTTTGGTAAACCATATGAAAGTGAATTTTTCTCGGAAGCATCTTTAGGTAAGCAGGTTTTAAGATAATGACTCAAATTTCGCGTCTGTAGTAGGTCTGTAGTGAGTCCGCATGGTGTCTGTGGTTCGGAATTAAAGTAGGGACATAGGGAATAAATCTTCCCGGGTGTCCCTGCTGCCCCTTATCGCCGCAGGACTCGACTAGGCTGAGCGGTGATGATGCCCGTTGCGGATACGCGACATATGTTAAGGGCGGAGCTGAAGGCACAGTGTTGCGGCGGTCTGGAGTGGGGAGATGGGGATTGTATTCCCTGGCGCTCCGCCCGGGCGCGGTATGGACGTTGACTACAATGCAAATACGGGCACTTCATAATTCGATAACCATAACCTTTTACATAGCCGTCCCTTAGGGGGCGGCATTTCTTTTCCCACGACAGTTTTTTATATAAAAGGAGGTGACAACCATAAATTTTGTACAGCCAATTCGTGATATGGAATTACTTCAGGACATTATGGATCATCTGGAGAATACCAGCTACAGAAATTTCATTATGTTTCTGATTGGGATTGATACCGGATTACGCATAAGTGACATTCTACGCCTTCGGGTTAGAGACGTGATCGGATCGCATATTTCAATTAAGGAAAAGAAGACAAAGAAGCACAAGAGAATACTGATAACTGCTGAGTTGAAGCAGAAGCTTGCTCCATACATTGAGGGGAAGCCATCAAACGAATATCTGATTAAAAGCAGGGAAGGTGCCAATAGACCAATAACGCGTGAGATGGCGTATAAGATCATTCGCGATGTTGGAGAAGAGTTCGGCTTATCAGAATTAGGTTGTCACACCCTACGAAAAACGTTCGGCTATATCTTCTACAATAGGACTACGAACAAGGATATTGGTTTGCTGATGAACTACTTCAACCATGCCACTCAGCAAGATACTTTACGGTATATCGGGATGGCACAAGACACCTTTGATATGGCGCTGAAACGACATCGAAGATAATCAGTTACTCATATAAAGGATACGTGAAATTCATTCTTCTGGAGCAGTTGAAACCCTTGATAAATAAGGGGTTGCTAGAAGCGTCTGAGTTTAACACAACCTATACTATGAGTAATTCATTTGGAGTGTTATGTAGACTGATTCGGGGGTGATTTGTTGAATCTAAGACCTAAGAAGCCATGCAAGAAGCCGGGGTGTCCTGAGCTGACCAGGACAGGATATTGTGAGGAACATGCATCATTGAATAGAAGCTATGACCAAGAAAGGGGCTCATCATCCCAACGAGGTTACGGCCACAAGTGGAGAGCTGCGAGGGCGAGATACCTCAGACAGAATCCACTATGCAAAGATTGCTTTGATGCCGGGAACCTTACAGCAGCTACGGTTGTGGACCATATCGAGCCGCACAAAGGGGATGCAAAGTTGTTCTGGAATCCAAGGAACTGGCAGTCATTGTGTGAGCAGCATCATAACATCAAGACTGCTACAAGGGATGGAGGATTCGGCAATTCTAGGAGGGGAGGGGGGTGAAATCTCTGGGAAGGTAGAGCCTATAGACCGCGGCCCCCTCTAATGCGAAAAAAAGTCCCCGTGGTGGATTTGGGGAAAAGGAGGTCTAGATTATGTCAAATCCTGTTATTGATTTCAATCATATGAGAGTCGGGAAAAATGGCGGGGGGAAAAATTGGACGAAGAAAGAAGTAGAGGCTCGGGAAGAAGCGGCAAAAAAATTCACTCGTAAAAAGAAGCTTGCGCTGCGTATTCCTACTTGGTTGGATGACTCTGCCCGTAAAATATGGCGTAAGACGGTCAAGGACATGGAAGAATTCGGCGTGCTGGATAAAGTGGATGAGGATGTTCTGGGCATTTACTGCGATGCTGTGTCCAAGGTTCAGGAAGCGAGTCGGTTAATTGATGAGTTCGGATTCACTGAAACGAATAAATCAGGTGTGCAGGTTCCGAATGCCTACGTACAAATGTCACAAAGGTATGCTAACATTGCCCTGTCTTATTCGAACAAGCTCGGACTAAATGCGGAATCACGGGCAAGGTTATCCAAACGACAAGCAGATGCGGAAATAGATCCAAATGCAGAACTCTTCGATTGATTGGGAGGAACTACATCCGACTAACCGATATGCTGCTGAAATTGTCCTTGGCATACGTCCAGCCTGTGAAATGGAGCGATTGGCTTGTCAACGTCATTTGGATGATTTGCACCGCCAAGCGACTCCAGAATTCCCATATGTGTTTGATGAAAGTCGTGCCAATCGTGTGTTTGATTGGTTCGAGCGCTGTTGTCGCCATGTTCGTGGTGTTTTTAGTGGACAGTTAATTAAGCTCCTACCCTTCCAGAAGTTTGACATGGGTTGTGTATATGGTTGGGTACACATGGAGACAGGGCAACGCCGATTCCGTAAGGCGTTCCACTTGCGAGCTCGTGGGAATGTAAAGTCAACTGAAATGAGCGGACTGGCCTTATATGGAATGTGTGCAGACTGTATCTACCCTCCAGGGTTTCCAGAGGAACGGAGATATGAGCATAGCCCAGAAGTAGACTGCGCTGCAGTTGATAAAGGTCAAGCTAAGCGAGTTTGGGGAGATGCAAGGGAAATGGGGATGAATAGTCCCGAAATTTCCAAGCGCTTGCGAATTCGCCGGGGTTATATTGAACATGCAAACCGTGGAGGGCTGCTGAAACCGCTTAGTAAAGATACAAAGAACAAGGATTCTGGAGCACCGTGCCTTGTAGTAATAGATGAATATCATGCACATCCAACCTCTGAAATACTTGATATATCCTATTCCGGGTTCGGTAAACGGCTGCAGTCATTGATGCAGATTATAAGTACCGCTGGTAAGGATGCTGAGAACAGCCCGTGTAAGAGGGAATATGATTTCTTGCGTAAGATGATGCGGGGAGAAGTCCCCATTCAAGACACGTATTACGTTATGATTCGTGAACTTGAACATGGTGATGATCCGCATGATCCAAGATTGTGGGTTAAGCCAAATCCGGTTCTTCAGGAGGATAATGAGTATGCTCAAGAGTTGAAGCGGCAGATTCAGGCGGAGCATGATGAGGCGTTCGGCAGTGGTGATCCAGACAAAATTCGAGAATGGCTGACAAAACGGGTTAATCTCTGGCAGGCAGATAGTGAGCATAAATACATGTCCGGTATCATGGACAAATGGAAGGCGCTCGGAATCAATCGAGACGCCTTTTTTGAATTGGTTCGTGGTCAGAACACCTGGGTGGGTCTTGATTTGTCAAAGACAACGGACCTGACTGCTGACGGATTTGTATTCCGGTTGGAGGACGGTAGATATGCTGTTACTGCTCATGGATTTATGCCATCCGAAACAGCAACTAAACATGAGCATTCCGACAGAGTGCCGTACAAGGCATGGGCTACAGATGACTGGTGTACATTGACGGAGGGTTCTGTCACAGACTACCGTTTTATCCGCAACCATATTCACGATATGGAATCTGAACAAGGTTGGAATATCCTTGAGATTTGTTATGACCCATACAATGCAACGCACTTTACACAAGAACTTGAGAATGAAGGGTATGAGCGGGTTGAAATTCGGCAGGGAGTTCAGACATTATCGGAGCCAACGAAGTATTTCCGTGAATTAGTGCTTAAAGGGCAAATTGTGCATGATAACAGTCCGCTGTTAACTTGGTGCCTCTCGAATGCAGTTGAAATCGTCGATAACAACGGCAATATTAAGTTATCCAAAAAGCATAAGGACGATAGTCAGCGTATTGACCTGGCAGCGGCCATTATTAATGCAATGGTCCGGGCCATGGTATCCAAGGATACTCGATCTGTTTACGAAAGTAAGGGGGTGCGGCAGCTATGATAAAGCTGAAAATAAAAGAAGAAACCATCAAGGAAACCTGCCTACTGGCGGGTTTTTTGATGCTTGAAACTGGAATATGGTTGATTTATCCGCCTGCCGCATTCATTGTCGGCGGTATTTTGCTGCTCTGGCTCGGAATGCCAGGGAAAGGAGGTGGATAATGGGTATACTCACGCGTTTAGTGACCAAAGCACAATATTCCATGGAAGACTTTGATCGTGATATCTTGAGTCGCATCAGGGGTGGTAATGCAGCCGGAGTAAATGTGAGCGAGGACTCGGCCATGAAATTCCTAACTGTTTTTTCCTGCATTCGTGTATTGGCGGAAGGTGTTGGGTCTCTTCCGTTGTCGGTCTACAAGCGTCGTTCTGGCGGTGGACGAGATAGAGCAGAGGACCATCCTGTTCACACATTGATTCATGATGCACCGAACCCGGAAATGACTTCACAGAGTTGGCGAGAGGCACAAGTTGGTCACTTGGCAGCAGCGGGGAACTGTTACTCCTACCTCACAACGAACCGACGCGGCCAGTTGACAGAGATTTACCCGATTCCATGGTATGACTGCCGTCCGGTTAGAAATCCTGCTAGTGATAAGTTGGAATACCAAGTAAATGATCGTGGAAAATTTGATATTGTTCCCGCTGAAAGAATTTTTCATGTTCCAGGTTTCGGTTTTGATGGGATTAACGGTTACTCGCCTATCCGTATGGCACAAGAAGCCATTGGAATTGGGATGGCTGCTTCTAACTTTACAGCACGATTTTACAAACAAGGTATGAATATTGGCGGAGTTCTGGAGTATCCAACGGGATTAAGCGATGAAGCATACAAGCGATTGAAGGCTTGGGTAGACGAAGAAGGGTCCGGGCTGGCTAATTCATGGAAACCGATCATCTTGGAGGAAGGTGGAAAGTTCTCTCGAATTCCGCTCACCTTCGTAGATGCTCAGTTTATTGAAACTCGTAAACTGAACCGGGATGAAATTTGCGGTTTATTCCGTGTGCCGCCGCATATGATCGCCAATTTAGAGCGTTCAACCAACAACAATATTGAGCAGCAGAGCCTTGAATACGTGAAATACACGTTAATGCCGTATCTCACACGGATCGAACAGGCAGGGAATCTGAAATTTTTTACTCCAGAGGAACGAGCAGCGGGATATTACATCAAATTCAATGTTGAAGGATTACTTCGCGGGGATTACAAGACAAGGCAGGAAGGACTTGCGATTCAGCGGCAAAATGGAGTTATTAGCGCTGACGATTGGCGTGAAACAGAGGATATGAACCCAATAGAGGATGGAAGCGGCAAGGAATACATGGTGAATGGGAATATGATTCCAACTTCTGCAGCTATAGACAAGAAATCCATGCCGAAAGGGGGTGAAAATTCCAATGGCTAAACCTAAATTTTGGAGCTTTAACCAGGAAGAGAACAGGGCTCAACTCCACATTTACGGTCCCATTGATAGCGTGGAATGGTGGGGGGATGAAGTGACCCCCACAACATTCAAATCTGAGCTTGACAACTTGGGTGATGTTGAAGAAATCAATGTCTATATTAACAGTGACGGTGGGGATGTGTTCGCAGGCCAAGCCATTCATAGTATGTTGAAGCGCCATAAGGCTCGCGTAACGGTATATATAGACGGCCTAGCTGCTTCCATCGCTTCCGTAATTGCAATGGCAGGAGATAAGGTTATCATGCCGCGAAATTCAATGCTGATGATCCATAATCCTTGGACACTTGCATATGGGAACGCTGCTGATTTTCGAAAGGTCGCCGATGATTTGGACAGCATCCGAGAGAGTTTGATTGCAGCCTATCAGGATAAGTCGGGTATGGAGAGAGAACAACTAATCAGCATTCTGGACGCGGAAACATGGCTGACTGCCGAAGAATCTGTCATTCATGGCTTTGCAGATGAAGTTGAACAACAAAAAGAGGTAGCTGCTTCCTTAAATGCTGGCACATTGAAGGTTAATGGTCAGGAAATGGACCTAAGCAAATTCAAGCACGCACCCAAGATCATGATAGCTAACAATTCCAAAGCCACAGATACAGGAGAGCGTCCCACAAGGTCGCTCTCTTTGCTTGAAAAAATTCACTCTCACAATGAAAGGAAGTATGTTTAATGACACTTCAACAACTTTTGCAAGCTCGCGCTGCTAAGCATAAACGCCAAGGAGAAATCTTGGCCGCTGCAAGAAATGATAACCGGGACCTGACTGCAGAGGAAGAAACGGAATATGACGGTTTGGAGACGGAAATTACCGACCTGGATGGACAAATAGAAGCTAAACGCAAGCAGGAAAATCGTGAAACGACATTCGCAGCCAGAGAAAATGATATGAACCAACCTGCAGCTCGTCCATATCGCAATCAGATTCCGGGGCCCGATCCTGTTGAACGAAAGGACTCTTTCGGGTTCAACAGCTTGGCGGAATTCGTTAGTGCAGTTCGATTTGGTGATACACAAGGCCGATTGGATTCCATTCGTAATGATCTGTCTATGGGGGTGTCCGAAAGCGGTGGCTATGCCGTGCCAGAACAATTCCGAGATGACTTGCTTCGTCTCAAAGGAGAAGTGGCCATTGTAAGACCACGTGCAAATGTGTTTGAACCTGGAACACCTCCAGATAGCAAGATTACCATTCCTGCATTTTCTCAAGGGGATAAAGGTGCCCATGGCGGGGTGGAGGTGCATTGGATCGGAGAAGGTGGGGCAAAACCAAAAACAGATGCAAATCTGGAGGAAGTTTCTTTGGAACCACAAGAGGTGGCAGCTCACATGGTTGCTACTGATAAGTTGCTTAGAAACTGGGGGTCCGCGAATGGGTTCATTACCAAGTTGCTGACGGATGCCATGATTTCTGCAGAAGATACCGCATTTCTAAAAGGGGACGGGGTAGGAAAACCGAACGGGGTGATTGATGCGGAAGGGAGGCTATTAGTTCCACGGCAAACAGCAAATCAGGTAACTTTCTTAGACGTGGTAACAATGGTAAGTAAGTTGCCGCCAGAATCGGTATCTAATGCTCTTTTCACGGCTTCTCAAAGCCTGCTTCCTACCCTGTCAACGATGACAGATCAAAACGGCAAATACATTTTCATTCAAGGTGATGCCTCTAAGGGAATTCCTACAACCCTGTACGGCATTCCTCTGAGATTTACAGGTAAAGTAAACACAGTCGGAAAAACAGGTGATTTGGTCCTGGTTGATCTTGACTATTACCTAATTAAAGACGGTTCCGGTCCGTTCATCGCTGCTTCTGAACATGTACACTTCATCAATAATAAAACAGTAATTAAGTGCTTCTGGAATGTGGACGGCAAGCCGTGGGTGAAAACGCCATTGACCTTGGAAGATGAGGAAACGAAAGTAAGTCCGTATGTCGTTTTGGGTGTGCCAAGTCCATAAGTAACATTAGTGAAAGGTGACTCGGTAATTCTGCCGAGTCACTTACTATGAAAGGAGATGCTATTCATGTCTAAAGAGCTCGCATATTACCATGTTACATCGACGTTTGTTGATAAAATATCTGGAAATACCATTTTACCAGGTGCCTTGTATGAGGCCACAGAGCAGCGAGCTCAGCGCCTTCGGGCTGCTGATGTGATTGGAGATCAGGCGACCGAAGATGAAGTTGCTAAGTTCACAGGGGTGAAGCCTGAACCGGAACCTGTTTCCAAACCGGAACCCATTCCTGAACCTGAAAAAAATAAGGGTGAGGGTGAGGCAAAGCCGAAGGGGAATAAAAAAGAAAATACCGAGCCTGCTGTAGCTACTGGCGGTGATAAGGATGCTGGCGACACTAAAAACAGCTAAGCAATACATGTCCATACCAGAGGATGACATATCGCAAGATTTAGTCATCCTTACAGCCCTGCAAGCTGCTTCAGCAACGATTGAACGGGAAACGAACAGGAGTTTCAAACAGAAGTCTTATCTGCAGACGCTGGACGGATCAGGGACACAGTTCTTACGACTCAGGAACTACCCTGTCCACTCAGTTTCAAGGCTTGATGTTTGCGGAGCAGATTGGATGGAAAGAAAATTCAACATTGAGAGTGATAACGGAATGTTATTTTACCGCTCTGGCTGGCCTTGTGGGGCGCGTTTAGTAGAAGTGGAGTATTTGGCTGGATACATCTTGCCGAGCGACGAGCCGGGCGCTCCAGCAGCGACACTGCCCAAAAATTATGAACTCGCCTGTATCTTGTACGCTCAGATGCTTATGAGAGAACAGGGCGTCACAAGCGAGCGGGTGGGGGACATATCCGTGACCTACAAGGATGAGGGCCGAGCTCTACCAGGAGTCATTAAGGCACTCATCCAATCGTGAGGTGTAGCATATGGCAAGGAGAACACGTAGGCGGACACGACGGGCAAATGTAGAGGTGAGCGAGTGGACATACTTGCCGGGGATCATCGAGAACCTGCAGGAGCTCGCCAAGCGAGAGGTTCACATTGGGGTGCAGGGTGATGCTGAAACTGCCATGATCGCAGGTATCCATGAGTACGGTTCGGTCAAGGCCAAGATACCAGCTCGCTCATTCATCGGTTCCGGCCGACAAAAAGCTCAGGCTGCTATTTCAAAGGCCGTAAGAACTGGGGTACAGAAAATCGTGCTGAGGGGCAAGCGTCCTGATGGTTTGTACCAGGAAGTGGGCACGGTTGGTCTGTCCAGGGTGCTCAAAAACTTCGACCGGATCAAGCAGCCGCCGTTGTCGCCTATCTACGCTCGGCGTAAGAGTGGCAGGAAGATTCTACAGGATCAACAAAAGCTGCGGGATGCAATGACCTTCACTGTTGTAACGAAGAGAGGAAGGCGGTAACGATGCGTTTCCGGTTTGCAGGACTGCTGCATAAATATAACAAGCCGTACACGTTCATAAGAGAAAATGAAGGGAAATATGATGGATACGGGGACTGGGTACCGTCCAAACCTAGCCGGGTGACTCTACGGGGACACTTCCAGCCAGTTGATGCCAAGTTGCAGCAGGCTGAGGGCGGACAATATACGGATGATGACCGCACCCTGTACACCCTTAATGAGCATCAAACAGGTGACCTACTAGAGTACAACGGGGTTCAATATACAGTTCACACCCAAAAACCCCGAGACTATGCGGATTTCAATCAATTTATTGTGAAGAAGGTGGTTGCCAATGATCCGGTATGATGACATTCGGTCTACCTTTGGAGAAGGGTTGTCCGGGTTCTTAGGATTGAAGGTCATCAATATGAATGGGGGCGGGAAAATACCGCCAACTGCATTCATGACCTATAGCTTTTCACCAGGGTTCGGAGATCCACGCGGCTTCCCAGTATTCACCCTAACTCAAGATAGACTCATCCAACAAGAGATGGTGCTTTTTACCGTCTCTTTTTTGTCGTATGCAGATGACAACAGGACGAGTACCCTGAACGCCATGCGTGCAAGGGATTGGTTCAAGACAATCGGTCGGGACAGTCTCAAGGATTTGGATGTAGTCGTGGTCAACATCGGCATGATCGAGAACAGGGACATTCAGATAGGGGAAGAGTGGGAGCGCAGGATGGGGTTTGACGTGGATTTTCGCACCATGGATGTAGCGGAACAACCGCTTGAATGGATAGATACAGCAAACATTAAAAGGAGTTGAGGATATTGGCAGTAGATAAGGATGTAAAGGTCATTATTGACCTACAGCGACCTACACCGAAGGTTGGACTAGGCAAGCCTATGATTATCGGTCCGGCCACAGACGCAACGCCGTACAAGGTCTATTACGACCTGGACGCGGTACGCGAAGACTTTGCTATTGTAACGGAGGTCTACAAGGCAGCTTATGCGATGTTTAACCAGGGTAACGATGCCCCGGAATCTATCGCAGTCATGCAATATGCGACTGATGGTCTAGTGGACTTCTTGCCGTCCATTTTCAGCAAAGATTGGTACTACTTGATTTCGACAAGTAATGTTGTCGCTGATGTCACGGCCATTGGTGATGCAGTTGAACTGGACAATAGCCGGCTATATTTCACACGTTCCAGCAGTGAAACGGATTTGGCAGTAATCTTTGCCAGAAAGTACACTCGCACAGCCGTTATGTATCATTCTAATGTCAGTAATTATCCGGAAGCTGCTTGGGTAGGCCGTGCTGGATCAGCACAAGCGGGGTCCTTGACGTGGAAATTCAAGACGCTCACAGGTATCAGTTCTATGGACATAACGACAACGGAATTGATGGAAATCCATGCCCTGGGAGCGAACACCTATGTAACCAAGGCTGGGGATGACATCACGTCTGAGGGCAAGATGGTCAGCGGTGAGTACATTGACATCATGCAATCTCAGGATTATTTGATCCTTAACATCGAGTTGGTCATCCAGAAGTTGTTCAACCGGAGCCCCAAGGTACGGTATGACAACACCGGAATCGCTCAGATGGAGGGTGAGGTCAAAACCGTGCTGCGCCGTGCTGATCTAAACGGCATGATTGCCCACGATGACAACGGCCTTCCGATTTACTCCACGACATTCAAATCGCGATCCCAGGTTGATCCGGCTGATCGGGAACAGCGTGTGTATAATGACGGTTCGTTTGAATTTGAGTTGGCTGGAGCGATCCACAAATCTACTATTCGCGGCGTTATCAAGTTGTAAGGAGGGATAAATCTATATGGCAACAAGCTATGATCCAATGGACCTTACCGTCATTGTAGGGGGTACCTATATAACAGGATTCTCAGAGGATATGATGTCATTTGAAAAAGACGAGGACAGTCACACAGCTAAAGTCGGAGCTCAGGGAGATGTCATTCGCACAAAGGTAAACAACCCACTAGCGACACTCACTATCACTCTGCTACCAACCAGCCCACAGGTTGCATACTTGGATCAACTAGCCCGCACTGGTGAACTGGTTCCTGTGTCAATCATCTACAAAGGTGAACCACAAGAAACTATCACAGCTACAGAAGCATTCGTGAAAAAGCCTGCTTCCCGTTCATATGGGAATGAAGCAGAAGACCGCGAATTTGAACTGCAACTACTTGACCAAGAAGTAGCCTAAACAAAATCCCAAAATATAAGGAGACGATAATCAATGGTATTCAAACAAAAAAAACACACTTCTAAATCCGGTAATACGTATACATTCCAATTCCCAGGCGTCCGTGCTGTTTCCCAAATTCAGGACCGGACAAAAAATAAATTTGGTGTGCAACTCGAAGAGAGAATGGCAGAGGAAATTCTGAAATCAGTTGTTGTTGAACCGAAAATGAAAATTGATGACTTCAAAGACTACGGTGAGTACATTGATGTTATTAACGCTGCATACTCCTTCATCACAGGTAATGACGAGGGTGAGAACAATGACGATCAGCAAGAAGGAAGCGGAACAGAGGGCTAAGCGTAATTGGCTTCAATGGCGACTGCTGTTATCAGACATGAACATTAGCTATTCAGACCTAAACCTGATGGATCATGAGGACCTAGCAGAAGCGAATGCCGCTCTAGACATTCACATTAAGCAACAGCGAAAGGAAATGGATAAGAAATAGGGCATCCCTCGGGGTGCTCTTTTTCTTTCGAGTGAGGTGGTAACGTGGCTGGTGGCATAATCGGAAATTTAATGTTTGCCGTTGGGTTCAAAGTTAATCCATCGGCGCTGACAAGGGCCCAGCAACAAACCGCAAAATTGGAAAAGAGCTGGCAGAAGGCGGGAGTTGCTGCTGCTGCTTTTGGAGCCGCTATTACAGGGATAGGGTTTGCTGCTACCAATGCGGCCATGGAGTTTGAAAAGTCCATGCTTTCGATCCAGGGGGCCACGGGTGCTACTGCAGCACAGATGGAAGAAACCCGAGGGATCGCCACGAACTTGTACAATCAGAATTTTGGGCAGAGCTGGGATGATCTTGCCAAGGGTATAACCAGCGTGCAGCAGATAACCGGGCAGACGGGGGTCGCACTGGAAGAAACGACTAAAAACGCGCTCCTATTGAGAGATACATTCGGGATCGAGGTTAACGAATCGGCCCGAGCTGCCAAAACGATGATTGAGAACTTTGGCATATCGAGCCAGGAAGCATTTAACCTGATGGCTCAGGGATCACAGCAAGGTTTGGACTTCTCTGGCGAACTCGTTGACACTATTAATGAGTACAGCTTGCAGTTCAAGTCGCTGGGATTCGAAGCGGATGATATGTTCAACACCCTAGCTGTTGGATCAGCAAAAGGTGCTTTCAATTTGGACAAGGTAGCCGATGCCGTGAAAGAGTTCGGCATACGGTCCAAGGATGCCGGAGATGCCGGGGCGGTGGAAGCCTTCGAGATGTTGGGCCTCAACGCTGAGCAGATGATGGGCATATTTGCACGAGGCGGACCCGAGGCCAAAAAGTCATTCACTCAAATTACTCAGATGATAGAAGCCATTGAGGACCCGGTACAGCAGAACGCAGTGGCCGTGGGCCTTTTTGGTACGCAATTCGAGGACTTGCAGAAAGATGTCATTACGGCAATGGGCCATGTCGATGACAAGTTCGATATGACCAAGCAAACTATGGAAACCCTGAACGAAATCAAGTTCAGTTCGCCAGGAGAGGCGGCGGCCATGTTCGGCAGGCAGCTCGAAACAGGGCTTCTTATTCCGCTGGGTCAGAAATTGTTACCGACCTTCAATGAAATGGGTCAGTGGATGACCGATAATAGACCCCAAATTGAAGCCTTTGGCGCGGCGCTGGGGGACAATATCGGCAAGGCGATTGAGTTTGTGAGCACCAAGGCGCAAGAACTGTGGCCACAGATCAAGTCCATAGGGGAAACCATTTTAGAGACGGGCAAAGCTTTTGTCACTTGGCAAGGGTTCTTACCTACCGTTATGGGCCTTGTAGGGGCGATTACTCTATACAAGACAACGGTTGGTGCGGTTACAGCAGTTACACAGGCTTGGACGGCGATACAGGCTATAAAAAACGGTGTCCTAGTTGTTTACCGGGGGATCGTTACAGGGATTAATGCCGTCACAAAGGGTTGGGCAGCGGTGCAGCTTGCGCTCAATGCTGCTATGTATGCCAATCCTATCGGTCTAATCGTGCTGGCTGTAGTAGCCTTGATAGGCGTGTTCGTGCTGGCCTACAAGCGATCAGACAAGTTCCGGGCGATCATTGATAAGGCTTGGGCCGGGATTAAGGTTGCTGCTGGTGTAGCCCTGAAATTCTTCACGGAGACGATCCCGAAGGGGTTCAATGTGGTGGTCAATTTCATTAAAACATGGGGCGGTCGATTCCTCAGTTTCTTGGTTAATCCGGTAAAAACCGGGGTTGATCTTGTTAAGCAGCATTGGGACAAGATCAAGGGCTTTGCTGTCACTGTGTTCAACGGAATTATAGATTTCCTGCGTGAGTGGGGACCTGTGCTACTCGCTGCGCTGATGGGTCCTACGGGCATTGCTGTTGCTCTGGTAATTAAGTATTGGGACAAGATAAAGGCGACGACCGTATCTGTGTTCAACTCTGTTAAAACCACCATTTCAAATGCTTGGGATAGCATTAAGAATAAAGTGATTACAACTGGAAGCAACATTTGGACAGATATTAAAGGTGTGTGGACAAGGGTCACAACATTCCTGTCAGAAATAAATCTTTTCGAGATCGGTAAGGACATTATTCAAGGGTTGATAAACGGCGTATCCTCAATGGCTGAGTCATTGGCTACAAAGGTTGAAGAAATGGGGAACGGCATCACTGAAAAGGTTAAATCCACATTAGGAATCCATTCACCTTCTAGAGTGATGATGGAGATGGGTTTCTTTACTGGAGAAGGCCTTGCACAAGGTATCGAAGGCACTCAAAATCGGGTAAGAGCAGCAGCGACAGACGTTACAAACGAGGTGATTCCTCAAAACCCGGCGAGCCTTACGGCTGCGCCTTTACCGCCTGCTAAAGCTACTGGATCTGGTGTGGCTGGGAAAATGGATATATCCATAAACATTGACCTAAAAGCAGATGCTTCAAGCGCTAATGTTTCTCAGGATGTAGCTGCTACAGTGCGAGCGGAGGTACAAAAGGTGCTGGATGAGTTCTCTCGCCGCTTTGGAGTGCAGTTGGAGGTGAGTGGCTAATGGCCCTGATCGACGATAATTATGTACTTGTTGAGCAGGAGAATCCGACCTTCGGGAACGATGTCACAAGTCAACCCGTGGAGAAAGACATTGATATGATCGACCATGTACAGCGTAAGGCCCGGACGATGGCTATTAGTGGCATTGTGGCTGGGCCAGATGCTTCGCGTATTCGGGCTTATCTCAAAAAAGCTAGTGATACAGGGCAGATAGTCAAGTATGTAGGGCGAAACGCCTTTACGGGTTTGCTCACGGATTTTAACACTAGCCATGACAACACCATAGCGGACGGTTATACGTTCTCAGCGACGCTTATTGAGGTCAGGGTTGCACAGTCATCATATGTGGACAAGCTGCCTACGCCAGTCAAGGCGCAGGCGGCTAAGATCGTTAATAGCGGGGTCAAACAGACAAAATCCAAGAAAGCCAAGGGAAAGGGGGCCGCAAAGAAGACAGGCGGCAAGAAAGGAAAAACGGTTACGAAAGTTAAATTCAAGGCCGGGAGCCCTTGGGCCAGTGGAGGGGGCGGAGATAGTCGGAATATTCAGTAGAGGATGAGTAGCATGGACTATGATTACATTGAAATAGAGAAAGAGCTAATCCCCTATCGCTTTGACATCACACTGGCGGATGAGCTCTTTACATTTGAGATCCACTATAACGAGGTAGGAGACTATTTCACCGTGGATCTGTTGAAAGATGGGGAGGTCCTGGTGACCGGGGAAAAGATTGTATATGGCGTGACGCTGTTCTATGACGTGCAGGATGACAGTTTCCCGCGGGTCCCAATCGTACCCTTGGACGCCTCTGGAAAATCGCAAATCGCAACATGGGAGACGCTTAACACAAGCGTCTTTTTGTATGTAATAGAGGATGGTGAGGACGATGCCGGGTAACTTCGGAAGGGTCATTGAGGTGATGACGGCCAATATGAAATTTTCCAGTGAGAATTACAACATTGAAGGAACGGTTCCGTTCGACAATGATGCGTTGCCGAATGAGGCGGAAATCAAACTCTGGAACTTGTCAGATACCACGTTAAGCAACATCAAACGTAACGAAGTCCTGATGCTGAACGCCGGATATAAAGGCGATGTAGGGTTGTTGCTACATGGTTACATTTCCAATGTGCAGACGGTCTGGGAGGGCATGGACAAAGTGACGACTATCAATGTGCTGGACAGCGAGGACTTGGATAAGCGAGAGGTGAAGGAAATAGCCTACGCCAAGAACACGCTGGCCAGCAAGATTATTAAGCAGATGGCCGGGTACATCGGCCTTCCGATTGCTCAAATGGATCTTAACCAGGACTATCGTTATCAAGAGGGTTACACGGCAAAAGGCAAAGTAACGGAGATTATCACCAAGGTTTGCAAGGACTGCGGGACATCGGTCTACATCAACAAAAACAAGCTATATATACGCAGCTTGCGGCGTGGTGCAGATAGTGTGTTCGCAGCCAATAGCAATACCGGACTGATCGGTACACCTGGAGGATTCCAAGATGACAGCGGCAAGGGTTACAACATATCCATGCAGCTCCAGCATAGGGTGACCACGGCATCTGTTATAGACCTTACCAGCCGAGCCTTTACCGGGAGGCTGTATGTGCGTAGCGGATCACACCGTTTTTCGAGGACGGGTGACTTTATTACGGAGGTGGCAGCTATATTATGAGGGTTGATCCAGCAGGTACACTTGGCCGGATATTCCAAGCCTTTGCTGATCAGATGCAAGGAGCGATTGGCGTTGCCTATCCTGCCCTTGTAGTCAAATGGGATGACGCCGAGTCCACTGCAGACATACAGCCTTTGATTAAAGGCTCGGGAGATGCGCCAGCTATGGTTCAGGGCGTCCGGGTACTCGGGCAGCGTCTGAAACTCAAGTCTGGTGGTTCAGAGCGGGAATATGTTCCTGTGTACAAGCCCGGTGACGTGGTATATGCGGTTGTATCCGATTCGGAGATCAAGAACGGGCTGGCAGGTACGGCAGCCGCGCCGGACACGTCGCGCAGGCATGACCTTAACGATTCAGTCATTGTTGGTTTGTTTCCGTCATCATTCACGTAAGGGGGTAGACTATGCTGTCATTTAAGCTCACTGCAGATGGTGACTTAGATATTAACGATCGGGGAGAACTACAGCTAATTGAGGGCAACGAAGAACTGCTGCAATGCTGCCGGATCGCCATAGGAACCAATCAAGGAGAGTGGTTCTTGAATCCAGAAATCGGCCTGCGTTTCCGCTTGTTTTTGGGGAAGAACCTAAATGAAGAGGAAATGCGGGACGAGCTCACCCGCGCACTGCTGCAGGAGGAACGCATTGAAAGTGTGGATGATATAACCTTCGAAGTGGATAGAGCAGCACGGGCAATGACGGTGAACTTTATTGCCACGGGTACAAACGGGGAAACAATCCAGCAGGAAGGGGTGGTAATCGGTGCTGGATGAGAAGGGATTCAAGAGAAAGAGATTCGACGACCTCTTTGCCGAGATGGAAGACAAGGCCAAAGAGGTCTACGGTGACCAAATTAATACATCCGCACTGAGCCCGGTGGGTATTCTGCTGCGGATTTTTGCGTGGTTCCTAGCTATGAAGTGGGCTGTGGCAGAACGTGTGTATTATAGCGCCTATGTTAATACCGCTGACGGTGTGAGCCTGGATCGGATCGGCCCGTATGTGGGCATATCTCGGATTTTATCCCAATACGCAACTGGTACAGTAACGCTGACCGGGACGCCTGGATATGTAGTGCCTGCTGGCTTTCTGGTATCCACAGAGACAGACATTCAATTTGAAACCCTGTCCGATGCCACTATCGCAGAGGACGGCACCGTTTCGGCCACCGTGGAGGCCGTAGAAGCAGGATTGTCGGGTAACGTGGGTGCGGGTTTAATTACAGTCGTCGTCAACCCTATACCAGACGTGACGAGCGTACACAATGCAGCGGACACGGGCGGAGGACGTGACAAGGAGACAGACCCAGAATTCCGTGACCGTTTCGAGCTATCTGTTGCAGGTGGTGGATCGGCTACTGTAGATGCTATTCGCGGGGCACTCCTGCGCGTGAGTGGGGTCCGGGCGGCGGTGGTGATAGAGAATAACACCATGCAAGTAGACGCTGCAGGTAGACCGCCTAAGAGCTTTGAGGCGTTCGTTCTCGGCGGACAATCCGCAGACATAGCGTCGGCCATCTTTGGTACTAAGGCAGCCGGGATTGAGTCCTACGGGAGCGAGAGTGTGGTGGTTAAGGACTTGGCTGGGAACAGTCATACAGTCCATTACAGCCCTGCTGTGCAAGTCCCTGTACACGTCAAGCTGGATGTATACAAAAGTGCTGCGTTCCCGGCTAATGGCGTGGAGCTCATCAAGACTGCACTTGTGCGTTTTGTGGGTGGGGCTGATGCGGACGGCACTGTATATGCAGGGCTTACGATGGGGGCCGATGTAGTGCATATGCGGATGGCTGCAGTGATGTATGGCATTCAAGGGGTCGAGGACATTGCTTTACAGTTGTCCAAGGACGGCAGCACATGGCAAGAGTCTAATATTGTCATTGACGTCCAGCAAGTGGCCCAGGCTGCTGCAGATAGGATTGAGGTGACCTTGCATGACTTTACCGATTGACCTAATCCGTAAATTAACAGACGTCTTTGACAAGCGTCCGGATAGCAATATAAGCAAGCTGTTATCCATTGTGGCGGGTCAATTGGATCGGGTAGACCAAGTTCTTGAGACTATTGAACAGTGGCGTGACATTGACACGGCGCGTGGTACGACACTGGACATGATTGGCGGTAATGTCGTGCAGTTGCGGGGAGCTGCGAGCGACGAAGTTTACCGGATATTGATCAAGTCCAAGATTGCTCGGAATTTGAGCAAGGGTGATATCAATACACTTATCCAGGTCATAGCGCTGGCCGTTGGCACGGACTACAGCGAAATAGAGATTCGTGAGAAGTTCACAGACGAACTTGAGCCGGAGCCTGCTGCAATTTCTTTAATGCGGATGCCGCTCGAAAAACTTAATGACTCCGGCATAGAGTTGTCCCAATTCGTGAGGATCATCCAACGTACTGTAGGTGCTGGGATCAAAGTCCAAAGCGTGGAGCTGGCCGGGACATTTGAATTCGGTGCTCTACCCGAGGAAACCGACCACGAGCGGGGCTGGGGCAGCGTAGACAACCCAGACATTGGCGGTAAGCTGGGAGCTGTCTACGAGCCTGGAACGTCTACGGACCTACCTATTTAGCATGAAAGGAGCACGTATATGAGTTTCCAAGAGAAATTGCCCGAATGGTTTAATGAGGGGCTGGAGCCAACAACGGCCCAAAAAAATACAGGTTATGTTCCAGGTATCAAGCCTCCTGCTCAATGGTTCAACTGGCATTTAAATAGATCGTATCAGGTTATGAAGGAGCTGCAGGAACAGGCTGTACACCGGGAGGACTTTGAGCCGATTGAGCAGCGATTAAATACTGTGTCCAGACAGGACGTCACGCTGCAGCCAGGACTACAAATAATTGAGGCTGCAAAGTCAGCGCCATTTAGCCTGACCGAGCTAAAAGGTCGAATGTTGGTCAATCTCCTGGGCAGATATGGGGGCTGCGAGGCATTGGGGCCGTGGGAGGCTAATGTAGCTCTTATAACTGACTCTACAAAGCGCACCAGCGGCTTGTCATCGTTTAGGCTATCTGTCGGCTCGGCCACCGCTACAGCGTCTATAACGTTTAATACGCGCCCAGGCTTGAGGTATATCTTTGCAGCAGACGTAGAGGTGCCAAGTGGTGGAGTCAGCGCGTCCCTTGGGGTTGTCGGGGCTACTTCGGTATCAACATCGACTGGTGGTAGTTGGCGGCAGTTGGCCCATAGCTTCGTAGCTACAGCGTTTTTCCACCAGTTGAGGTTGTCCTTTACCGGGCCTAGTGGCTCAATATGCTGGATGGACTCCGCGAGAGTGTACGAGATATCGGAGACAGACTATAACGCCTTGGCCAGCATGACTATTGCAGAGAGAGCAGCCAAGTATCCATACGTGGACAGCGTAAAGCCCGTTCGTAATCCCTATGCGATCCGGTGGACGGATGCAAACCGCACGGATATTGCTGCTATGCTTGCGCTACAGACAGACTTATACGCCGATCCGTTGACGGGCGCTAATGTGGATAGTGTGTTCGAGCGTGATGGACAGTATTTTAAGAACAAGCACTGGCAGTCGTTTAAAGTGGTAGACCCCATTGTCTTGGCATACAATGACGCGTCGACGGGGACTAAGCAAATACGTGTGACGATGCCATCCGTGTACAATCCCAGTACGTGGAACCCTGTGGGAGTAAAATATGATGGGAAGCTTCTGCCACGGACTGGTACAGACGACGCATTAACCGGAGAAACTTCTGGTACGTATGCATATTTAAACATCTCTAACACTGACAGCGGATGGGGAGACAGTTACACGCCAACAGTCGATGAGATCAAGGCGTATTTCATGGGCTGGGTGATGTATAACGGCGCTGCAACTACTAATGCTAGTCCCAATAATCCACCAGGGAATGTGTACAATGGTAGCGGTACAAAGTCGTGGTGCTATCGCTCAGGAGGCTCAGGCACCAGCTATGCCGGGGCCACAGCAGTATTACCAACAACACCAGCACCAAACTGGACGCCTTACGAGCTTGTGTATCAGTTAGCTTTACCAACAATTGAGCCTATCGTGTCCGAGGGCCAATTGACGCTACAAGAGGGTACCAATCAAGTAGAGGTAGGTACGGGGATCGTGTTGAGGGAGGGTGTCCAAGCCGCCAAAGACGCAGGCGGAAAGTGGAATCTTGGTAATACCGCAGCCTCAGCGACCGCAGCAGGCTTTAAAAACCCAGCCACAAAGGTTTTGAACGTTTATGAGAACGGTAGAGATGATGCGGGATGGCTCAAGGCATCTATAGCTCAAGAAGTCACTGCTGGAGGTACGTACAATCAAGACGCCGCCTATACCGTTACTTATCTAATGCGTGACACATCTCCTGTAGCGGCGCTCAGCGGGTCCGTAGCAGACAACGAAAAGGCGTTGCTTGCTGATCTTGTAGAGGGCATTCAGCAGGCTTCAACGCGGGTGAGTGTGGTCGAGAACAAGAAAGCGGAGAAGGACAGTCCTACGTGGATTACACCATCAACGTTGCTAGGTGGATGGACAGGCTCATTTAATTTTGGGTATCGGATAGAGGGTGATAGAGTTTGCTTCCGCGGTACCCTTGTCCCAGGCACGGCTACTCAAGGACAAGTTCTTTTCCACCTGCCCCCTGAATTGAGAACAAAAAGATCATTCAGCGCGTCGTTAGGGCAATACAATACCAGTACAGGCGCAACAAGTGTAGCGACGATTGATTTTTACACGGATGGTCGAGTATCCATCGTAATAGCTACTGCAGCAAGAATTGTATTTGAGGGATTCTCATACGCGATTGATTAGGAGGACATTTATGAAATCCATATCCAAAGTGAATACAGATGGACTTTATATTGAGGAAGCATTAGCGGACGACTCTTATACTGGGGTCGTCCCTTTTTATGACGCGCCACAGCCAGACGAAGAGGGTAACACGCCTGCCCCACAGCTTGCAGGTTATACAGTAGGTGTTCCAGTGCCGGAAGGTTTGTTTAGGCCACGCTTTAATATACCTGCTTGGGGAGCATATCAGGCTGCACACATAGCCGCTGAGCAGTCTTTTACCGATGTGTTGGAGGATTGGGAGGGAGAGGGGGACGCACCTGTATTTATCCCTCCTGAGCAGCCTACAGGGTTGTGGTCTGAGGGAATGAGCGCGGAGGAAATCGCGGAGCTCACGAAGCCCACGGAGCAACCTACCGAGCTGGAGCAGTTACGTGAGCGTCTCGCCGCAGCCGAAGCGCGGAATGAGCAACTTGCCCAGGAAAGCAATGTTAATCAAATGGCCCTCATGGAACTGCATATGATGCTTCTGGGTCTGATGCCGGAGTCTGCAGATGTATAGGCTCGGTTGGCTGCTTATCAGGTGGGGCATATCCCTTACGAGGGGAGGTGATACCATGTTAGCAGTGTATGTGATGATGATTCATAAGGGACTAATCAAGATCAGTCAAGTGCCTCCAGGCAGCCGGGAGCAGGTTGCAGCAGCTCTTGCAGCAGCGGAGCTGGACCAGAATGGAAATGTGATGTAGTAAGCACCCATAGCGGTGCTATTTTTTATGCCCCCGGAGTGGTCGGGGGCTATTATTTTAGAGACGGGGGAAGGTCATGGATTGGACGGTTATTATTGGTGTCATTGGTGTCATTAGTGGAGCTGTCTTGGGCTGGTCTGGTCGGACACGCTCGATGCGCCAAGACATCATACAGGAGGCAGGTGCGGACGCCTTGCAACGTGCTGATGTGGATTATATTAAGCGTGGCGTGGATGAGATACGGTTAGAGCAACGCGTTCAAGGGCAGAGGATTGACGCATTGGCAGAACGGGTGACTCGCGTGGAAGAGTCTGCTAAACAGGCGCACAAACGATTAGATCGAAAAGAAGAGATGGGGGCGTAATTATGAATTGGGAAATCATTAATGGACTAATTGATGTGCGTTTGGTGGCAGTGCTTGCAGCATGTTGGGTGATAGGGTATATGCTCAAGCAGACGCCTAATGTGCCTGACTGGAGCATTATCTTTGTGGTTACGGCTGTAGCTATCGTATTGACTCTGCTCACCCTCGGCTTAACCGTGGAGAGTGTGGTACAAGGTATCTTGGTTGGAGCTGTGGCAGTGTACAGCAATCAGGTAGTTAAACAGATCGGCAAGCGAGGTGATGAATAATGGCGCGTAAAATATCGCAGGTCGGTATTGATCTAATCAAGCGCTTCGAGGGTGTTAGACTTAAAGCGTATAAGCCTGTACCCACAGAACAGCACTGGACAATTGGGTACGGTCATTATGGACCGGACGTCAAACAAGGTATGACTATAACCCAATCACAGGCCGAATCAATGCTGGTTAAGGATCTCGCCAGATTCGAGGCATACGTCAACGACAAAGCTTATGTCCCGGTTACTGATCAACTCACCCAAAATCAATTTGACGCTTTGGTGAGCTTCGCTTTCAATTGCGGACAAGGCAACCTCAAGAAGCTTTGTGCAGGCCGCACACTCGCGCAGATCACGCAGAAGCTGCCGGAGTATAACAAGGCAGGTGGCAAGGTCCTTAACGGTTTAGTGACCCGTAGAGCAGCCGAACAAGCGCTATTCAACAAGCCTGACGATGCTGCACCATCTCCAGCTAAAGAGGACAAAGTGACTGCCTATGTCAATGGTGCGGAGATCGAGGGCGCGAAGTTTATAGATGGTGTTGTACTGATCCCCTTACGTGAAACGGGGGATAACATCGAAGGTGCCACCGTCACATGGGACAATACAACCAAGACGGCCACACTGGATACACCTTGATTCATGTCTACAACCAATTCACCTAAAAACCGATAAATTGACAACCAGATATGCAAAAGGCACCGTGGACCCATTACAGATCCGTGGTGCCTTTTTTCATCTATTTACCCAACCCTCCACGGGCCGGGCGCACATGCCTGCTTCGGGAATATATACTGCCCCATCACCATATGCTTCACATTCCTTCGTGGCCTGCTGCACATCTACTTTTTCACTGCTGATCATACTTATGACTGAGACCACAAAAGCTATGGCCAATGCACCCCATAATGCCTTGCTTCCCCATTTTTTCATACGATCATCTCCGATATCACTTATTACTTAATTCTTCGCGCAGAGCTCGCTGCAGCACCTGGGAGAAGTTAAGCCCGGCATCCATTGCAGCTACGTTCAGGTCTTCTGGAATCGTGAGGTTCTTGCTCACATATTTAATCTTCTCATTCAGGTCAACCGTCGCTACAATTGTACGTTGTCCTGCGGCAATATCCAATTCATTTAAAGGAGTAGCTGCTGGTATATCTTCTTTGTCCTCTAGCCGGCTTTCAATAGTCAGCTTTAATACTTCGTTTGCCCGTCTAAC